TTCGTCTTTATCACCGCTAGAGTGTACTGCAATCATTTTACCTCTATCTAAACTAGATAGTTTTTGTGGGTCGTGTTCTTGTTCACCTTTAGCAACACGTCGAGCACGTTTAAGACCTTCAAGTATAACTTTAAGACTGTCTTCGTCTGCTTGATACTTGATACCAATACCACCTGCTGCTTCCCAGGCTGAAATGTTACTGCCACGATCGTCGATTAATACGTTGGGCATTCCGTTGCTGCTTTTAGCATACTTGGCTTTATTAGCAACGATATAGATATGTTTAGGTTGTGGATTAAGATGCTTTTTAATCCAGATGTTTTTGTATTTTGCTGATCCTTCGTGATCTCCACGAAGTGGGCTAGAGCAGATATTATATGAACCAGCAGCGTCTACTACTATCTGTAATAGTTTATCTGCTGTAGGAAATTTTGGTAGACGTGCAAAGAAATCAGTTCCTACCATTTTATCTAATGTAGGATCTACTTTGGCAGGAGGTATATCTCTATAACTGCCACTTTTGACACCTGCTAGTTTAGCGTACTCTGTGAAAAAATCAGCAACAACACCATCCATGTCGACATAGACTTCCATACCTTCTGGCAAGTTTAAATCACTGGCTTTCACTTAGCAGTTCCACTTTCTCAATGATTTATTGATACGTGAGTTAGGATCTCTCTTGGTCTTTGCACCTGTACGAGATTTTTTCATACCTTTCATTCTAGCGCAGAATGATTTGCGTCTTTTACTAGCTTTGCTGCCTTTCTTCAACTTACTAGGCTTAGTAGTAACTGCTGTTTGTAGTTTACTGCCGGGGTGCTCTCTACGATAGCTGGCAACACCTTTCTTATTCAACCCACCGTTTTTATTTTTTCCAGACTTCTTTTGCCATGCTGCGGCTTCTGATAGTATATCGTCGTCTGTGAATGCATCGTAATTATCTTCATGGATGCCCATTTCACTAAACATTTCTTCTAGGCTGTCGAACAATAAATGCAATTCTTCTTCAGTGTAGACATCTTCATTCTTAGGCTTCTTGTGATGCTTCTTCATGTTGATAGCAATAGCAGCCTGTTGAGCCGGCGAACCTGCTTCTTCAATACCTTCGTTAGGCACACAGTTGTTTACACGAACCCCGCCTTTGATTTTAGTACCTTCCTTGTGCTTGCCTTTCCAGCACTTAGGATCAAGTCTTTGCTTGACTGCCTTGGCTTCTGTTAAAATTTCTGTTATTCTCATACTTGGCTATAAGGATTGTTGGGACGATCCTCTTCTCCTTGACGTTCTGGATATACTAGATATGTACCCCAGTTGATATCCTGAGGATTTAATTTGGTAATATCACGCTCACTAGGCAACGGGCCGCAACCTAATCGACTCCATTCTTCTTGTGAATAGTAATACTTCTTCTCTATCATACAGAAAAACTGCTTCCGCAGCCACATGTTGTTTGGGCATTGGGATTTTTAATTACAAACTGACTGCCCATAACTTCTTCTTTGTAATCTATTTCTGCACCGTTTAGATACTGCATACTCATAGCATCAACTAAAATCTTCCAAGCACCGCAGTCAATTTCAAAATCATCATCGTTTTGAACATCGTCAAAGGTGAAGCCATAACTGAATCCGCTGCATCCGCCACCTTGTACAAAGGTGCGCAATGCCAGTTTGGGATTACCTTCTTCAGAAAGTAAATCTTGTATTTTTATTTTTGCTGATGGGGTAATTTCAATCATCTTGTGTGGTCTTCTTTTCTATTGTGTTTTTTAATTTTATAACTGCTGGATGATCCGGGTTTTCTTCCGCCCAGGCTAATGCTTTATTTAAAGCACTATCTAATCCAGTAACTTTTTGTAACCAAGACGGATCTGCAAGTTTGTCTGGATGTTTTGTTGCTATTGTAGATAATATTGGTGCAAATTTTCTAGTTGCCGGAATCATACCCATTATTGCGGCCATTAACTTAGCCTCAGTTGCGCTTGGTATGTGAACAAATGGATTTAAATTAATTACATTGGCAAGTTTAAATTCATCTATTTTGTTTTTATGTTTAACATCGCCTTGCTTGGCAGCTTTCTTTTTGTCTTTATGTGCGCCAGCACCGCCCATCTTGGCATTTTTAGCAACAAAATTTCTAGGTTTGGCAGGTTCTGTTTTTTTTAATTCAAACAACTCTAGGATTTTCATACTGTGATACCCCTAGACCTAATGCCGCCTTTGCGTTTTACTTTACCTAGTTCTTCAAGAGCATGGCGAATTTGTTCCATGTTCATTTTTAATTCTTCGAATTGTCGAGCCATTATTTCCCACTCTTGTGGACTTGCATTTTCTGCACGAGCAGCTAGATCTTTTAATTGACCCGAAGCACGTAGCATACGATATTTTAATTTAGCAGGATTAGCTTTGGCGTGGCTATAAATCATGGGATCCATTGGATCGCTAGGATCCATTTCAATTGGAGACTCAGTTACATCTTTATTCAGTTGATTTAATAACTCCTGAGCTTTTTCTTTACTGATTAATGGACGGGGATGAGATCCGTCAACTACACTCTGTAGATAAGTTTTACTAAATCCTGTTTTGGTAGGAGCAGATTGTTGAGAAGTCTGTTGTTTTGCTCTATTCTGTAGTTCTGCCTTTGCATCGTCAATGCTAACCATTGCCCTACCGCCTTCACCTGCGGCTACTTTTTGTAGATATGCTGTGCTAAAATTATCAAGATTATGAGCCTGGGCATTTCCGCCCATCCCTAAAGCCATTGACCCTGCCAATGCAGCTCCGGCTAATTTTTCCTTCCAACCCTCTTCTATTTCGTCTTTAATTCCCATACCTTGCCGGACAGCATTAAACAACGCTTTGGCATGTGTGCCTGCGCCCGTGGCAGAAACAAAATCTTCTAGATTTCCGTTTGCGGCAGCAGCTCTAGCATTACTAGCACTAACCCCGGAGACTCCCTCGCCGTCTGGATCTCTATCTCCACTACTCTTACCGTTCATTGTTTCGAATTTATAAAAACCGTGAGCCTTTCCTTCGACGCCATTATAGTCTTTGATTAGGGTCAACATGGATTCTAATCTATCACTTCCTGCTACTAGAGTTACATGTCTGTAACCTTGATCATAAAGATAACTACATACCTTGCCGATAGTATTTAAATTGGTATCTTCAACAACTGCTCCTGCATACTTAGGGAACATTAATTTTAAAAACTTGATTTTAGTTGAATAGTCTAGAGGATTTTTCTTTTTGTCTTGGGTTTGGCTTAGAAATATTTTATAATCACCACCAACTCTGGATATAGTAGATAATACTTGCCCGTGTCCAATGGTGGGAGGATTCATTCTGCCAAAACAGAATGCTATGTGCTTTGAGCTGCTTTCAAATAGTTCATTAAGAATCATAGTCGCCGTTTTGAATATGTTTTTCTTGCTCACTAGCAAAATGTTTTGCTAGATCAATAATTTTTTCTTTTGTAAATTTTTCTTCTGGCTTATCAATTTCGTATTTTTGACAATAATGATCTTTACAACGCTCAATAGATTTTACATAAAGTTTATAGGCATCTGGGTGGCCTTTGTATTCTTTATGTTTTTTTACAGCAGGAAAGAAGTACTTATTGAGCATGTCGTCGTCATTGTCAATAAAGAATTTAAGATCGTCCAACCAATCAACGTCTTGTTGATCATCCTTTGGAGCACCAATAGCTGAAAACATTTCTCTTAATAACATTATTGTCTGCCTTCTTCACTTTGCATATAGTCCCATACAGTGACTAACATTTCTTTGGCTACAGCAATCTTTTCTTGGCACCATTCGGGCAAGTTATCGCCTGCGTGAATTAGACTATCTAGTCCATCTACAGCACGGCGCATGGTTTCAAGGTTGTTATCGGCCATGCCAGCTTCGTCATCGTATTCTGCATCGAACCCTTCAGCTTTAACACCCTTTGATTTTGCTTCTTTTTCTAGATCTAGTTTACGTTGTTGCACAGCTTTAACAAGCTCTGGTTCTTTTAACAAGACTGGATCTGTTTCGAGATCGTATAAGGCTTTGCGTTTTGCCTGATAATCAGCCATTGGATCGCTAGGATTAAGGGCGGTTTCGAACATAGCTAGTTCGATTTTATAGATAAGGTCTCTCATAGTATGATTCCGTAAGGTCATACTATATTTATCGCTTTTGAAAACTTAGTAATTATAACGGATTTCAGAAATTGTGCCTTCTTCGAGCATAATTCCTGCACGAACCCATATAAAATTGCCAGTAAAATTGCGTGTAGCAGAGGCTACGATGGGTGTGCTGTCTAGACTTGTCAATTGATCAGCAGAATTGTCATAAACAACATCAAACCAATCTGCATCACCGGGTTGCAATTCTAAAGTAGCTTGCAATTTAACGCTGCCTTTAAAATTGTCAAATAGAAATGCTGCTGTGTGCAGACAGTTAGATCGGTTATGATATCCGGATCCCTGTTTCTTTTCGGTAAAATACCAAGAAGTTGGACTATTACTATTAGAATAGTTAGAAATTAAAAGTGTGCTTTGAGTGGACATCTCTTATTTATCGGAAATAACAAAGTTGTAGACACGGCCCATAACCTCTGCATTTCTTAACTTTAGCATCAGCAGAGTTGCTTCATCTTCCACAAGCACATACCTTCGATCCCAATTCCAGTCAGTTTTTAATATCCATCTTTCTATAGCAGTAGTACAGGTTATTTTAGGATTTTGAGATTTAAGCCAGCCTATGTACCTTGTTTTTTCGTCTTTGTCGCCCTTAAACTTGTGAGGTAACAGATATACACGATATCTATACTTGTTATGTGGCAGTGCGCTAACAACAATAGATGAAGACTGTTCTAATAAATCAGATGTATCGCCACTTGGTTCAAATCGATGTATTAGTACATCGTCGAACTCTTTTGAAACATCTTCGTAGAATTGTTTTTCATTGGTGTATAGATCAACAATACTAGATTCAACACGTTTAGCCCAAGGTGTATTACTTCTAGGCATTAGGAAATCAGCAAGCCTTAGCAACTCGTCTTTGTGCTTATAGTTTCGAGCCGCATATGAATGACTCCTAATACCCAACGATGGCTCTGGTCCTGTGCAAAATTCTTTTATGTATTCGAGAGAACCTGAACGGAGCATAGGAGCTCCGTTCACTTTCAGTGAGATTTTATATAACCATTTGCCGTAAAATTTTTTACTGGTTATCTTGGTTTTCTGAGAGTTCATCTACTAATTCTTCCGCTGCCTTTTCAGCATTTGCACGTTTGAGTGCTTTCTTTTCTTCTTTAGACAATACTTTAGGAAGTTCAGTAATTGAAAAAGTTAGTTCGTCATTTTCAATGCCAATGGTAACTCGCCCACCATTAACTAGATCTCCAAACAATACTCTACGACTTAGTGGAGATTTAACATTGTTATCAATTAAACGTGCTAACGGACGGGCACCCATCTTCTTATCGTATCCTCGTTCGCATAACCATTTAACAGCTTCCGAATTTGCTACGATTTCAATACCCTTGTCTTTGAGTTGATCGTTAAGTTCGTTGATAAATTTCTTAACAATCTGAACAACTACTTCATCGCCTAGTTTATTAAACTTGATAATGCCGTCTAAACGATTACGGAACTCCGGAGCAAAGAACTTTTTAGCTGCTTTGTCGTCCTCACCGTCTTTGTCTAAAGTAGCAAAGCCAATAGTGTTGTTTTCGTTATCAGCAGCACCTAAGTTTGATGTCATAATCAAAATACAATTACGGCCATCTGCTTGTTTACCGTTTGATCCTGTTACGAAACCATTGTCCATAAAACCTAACAAGATATTTGAAACATCTGGATGAGCTTTTTCAATTTCATCTAGCAACAGGATACAGTTAGGTGTTTCTTGCAATTTTGTAATCAACTGCCCTGCGTTATCCTCATAGCCAACATATCCAGGAGGAGCACCGATCAATCGTGCAACACTATGCTTCTCTTGATATTCACTCATGTCAAATCGTATCAACGGCATTGACATTTTGTCCGATAGCTGTTTAGCAGTTTCAGTTTTACCACAACCAGTAGGACCGAGGAACAGGAAAGATCCAATTGGCTTGTTTGGAGATTTCATACCTGCTTGTGCTACAAAAATCTTATCTAGTAAATTTCCAATAGCATTATCTTGTCCGTATACAGAACCCTTCATGCCTTTTTCTAAATCTGCTAGATTTTTACTTTCTTTCTGAGCAACTGTTTCTAACGGCATGTTGATCATCTTAGACAGTTCATACGTAACCTGTTCAATATCAACGATCTGTTCAACACCTTCCATGCCATCTTCGTCTTTGAGTTTATAACGAGCTGCCGCACAGTCTAAAATATCAATTGCTTTATCTGGCAATTTTTTATCACTCATATATTTGACTGACAGTTTAACTGCCTGTTCGATAGCAGCATCGCTGATTTTAACATTATGATGTTTTTCGTAATACTTCTTAATACCTTTAAGAACTTTAACTGCCATTTCTGGACTAGGTTCATCAATAGTAACACGTTGGAATCGACGCATCAACGCACGATCCTTTTCAAAGTGCTTACGATATTCTTCCCAAGTAGTCGAAGCAATAAGTTTGATAATTCCTTTGGTAAGAATAGGTTTTAACATATTGGCCATATCGTTACTGCTTTGATTGGCAGCACCTGCACCACTCATCATGTGTGCTTCGTCAATGAAAAGAATAATCTTTCCTTTGCGCTCTAATGCCATTAGTACTGCTTTTACACGTTCTTCAAAGTCGCCTCGATATTTGCTTCCTGCTAAAATAGAACTAATATCTAGTGTATAAACTTGATGATCCTGAATAAATTTAGGAACTTTCTTTTCAAATATCTTACGAGCAATACCTTCTGCAATAGCAGTTTTACCAACACCAGGATCGCCTACCATAAGCACGTTACATTTGTTTCGACGTGCCAACACTAACTGAATTTTTTCAATCTCTTCATCACGACCGATAACAGGATCAATTTTGCGTTGTTTAGCCTGTAGGCTTAGATTAGTACAATATTGATTTAAAATCTTATCTATTTGATTAGTGTTAACCACGCGATGCTCCGTTGACTCTTCTTCCTCCTCAATAAGAACAACATTTTCTTGAAAGTACTTAACAAATTTTTCTTTAGTTACTCCGCCCTTTTGCAGAAAGTAAAAACCAAAACTATTCTTTTCTGAAAGCACACTGATAATAACATCGGCAACTTCCATACGCTGACGACCACTAAACAACACCTGTGTGAAACAACGATTGAGTACACGCTCTACGCTGTTAGTCTTTTTAGGTCTAATAGTGGTATCTGAAGTTTTGATATCCTGCATGTTATTTTTTAGATAATGTTCTAAATTTGTTTTTATAAATGCAGCATCTCCACCAAAGCCTTCGATTAATTCGTAAGACTCTTGGTCACTCATAATACCAAAAACAATGTGTTCGATGGTAATATACTCGTGTCCAAGTTCTTTGGCAACAGCAACAGATTGTTCAAATATTTTTTGTAAATTTTGACTAGGTTCGATCATTACTTCATTTTCCTTATTTTCTTCATAGCTAAGTTTAACTTCATTTGTGATACCTTGTCAACAAAACATATACCATCTAAGTGATCGTATTCGTGTTGAAAACATTTTGCAAGATATCCGTCAACTTTAATTTCTTTTACATTTCCATCTTTGTCTTGGTATTCTGCAATAGCCCATGCTGGACGTTTTACATTTAAAAATAATCCAGGATAACTTAAACAGCCTTCTTTGTCTAACACTTGTTCTTCACTGGTTTCTCTGATTACTGGATTAAACACAGCAAACGGTAACGGAAACCCGTCGATGTTATGACTGCCCATAACAAACACACGTTTAGCAATACCAATTTGATTTGCTGCCAACCCAATGCCGTTATTAGCCAACATGAATTCGATCATGTCGTTTTCTAATTGAGCAGCATCACCGTCGGATGCAAAGTTCCACGGTGTGCTTTTTTCAATCAGGGTTTGATGTGGACCTAGCTTAAAATTCATTTTTTAGTTGAGCAATTCGTTTTTGTTGATCCGAAGTAAGATTCCTAGGCACAGCAACTTTAATTTTTATAAGAAGATTGCCTCTCATTCTATTTCTCATGTTGGGCAAGCCTTCTCCTCGACAGCTTAATACTGTTTCGGGTTGCGTACCTGGAGGAACAGTAATGTCAATATCTTTTCCACCGAGTGTTTGAATTGATATTGAGCTGCCTAATAGTGCTTCCCATACTGAAATAGTTTTTTCGTAAATGAGAGATTCGCCTTCTCGTTTAAAAAACGGATGAAGTTTAACAAATATATTAACATGAAGATCGCCAGGCGGGATACCAGGAATTGAATCGTCACCCATTCCTTCGTAGCGGATTTGTTGCCCACTTTCGATTCCAGGCGGAACCCTAATGGTTATCATTTTATTCCTGCCACCGGGTATGCCTACTTCGGCATCAATGTCTTTTCCTTGTAACACATCTTCAAGAGTTATTTCAACATTGATGTTAAGGCTTTTGTTTCTTCTCATAGTTCGTTGATTAAAGCCAAACCCAAAATTGCTAAAAATGTCATTGAAGTTGCCTTGATTAAAATGAAACTCAAATGGATTTCCACCGCCCTGTTGTCTTCCAGGTTGTCCATTTGGATCCATGCCCATATCAATCATTTGTTTTTTCTGGGGATCGGTAAGGAACTCGTAGGCTTGTGATATTTCCTTAAATTTCTTTTCATCACCACCGCGATCAGGATGATGCTTCATCGCAGCTGAGCGATAAGCCTTTTTAATTTCGGCGTCTGATGCGCCTCGTTGTAAACCTAATGTAGAGTAATAATCCATAGTTATATTATATAATAAAAAAAGGACTGTGTCAAGCAGTCCTTTTATTTAATGCAGATTTACCGAGTGATTATTTTTTCTTTTCAGGTACTGCTGTGCCTTCGTGTTTTTTGTGTACTTTTACAGTTTTGCAATCTTGTTTTGGTTTTTTAGTTTTTGGATCAACAACTGGTTTACCGTCTTTGCCTTGAACGTCAATACATACTTGTTTAGTTTTTGGTGCCTCGTCGGCAGCAAATGCTGGAACAGCAAATGCAGCCGCAATCACTAGTGCTAATAATTTTTTCATAATCGTTTCCTTATAATGGTTCGTCAATCTGTGGTGCAGGCATTGGCTTACCGCTAGATGAAACAGCCACTGCTGGTTTTGCCGCAGGTACCGCTATTGGTGTTGGCGGTGTATATGCCGGCGGTGTATAACTTGGTGCTGGTGGTGTGTATGCTGGAACAGCAGCTGGTGTATTTGCACCACCATTGTTTGCACCCGCCATTTTTTCTTGTGTACGACCGAATGCCGCAATACCTAAAACTGCACCCATTGCGATGTGGAATAATCCAGCACCTTGCAATGTTAGTGGGTTCCATTGGGTAATAGGAGTATGTGTTACAGTCTGTAATAAACTCCACAGGATTGGAAATAAAATCATATCGAACATACATACTAACATATACATCCAACCCATCATTGGACGCCATTTACTGTTCATCCAATCTTCTTTCTTTTGTTCGCTTGCGCTTTTAACTTCTTCTGACATGCTCCGCTCCTTGTTTAATTATTTCTTTGGGTGTTTGCCACCACATACAGGACAACCTTCATCTATGTTATTTAGAACCATAACAATACTCCTTGTAGACTTAGTAGTATACCTAGTCCTGCAACAGCAAAGCTGCCCCAGAACATTGCCATGCTAACAGCAAGAATACTTGCCGATAGTACAACAATCGCTAATTGGTATGCGGTTGACGCATAACCAATCCATGGGCTAGACTTCTTGGCAATTTCACGCTCGTGTTCCATTGCTCGTGCTTCTTCTGCAATGGCCTTCTTGTCATCTTCCATACGTGCTTTTTCAGCCGCAAATTTTTCTTTTAGTTTTGGATCAGCAGTTGTTAATGATGCGATTTCGTAACTAACACCACGACTGTTCTTTGCTTGATATTGTGCCCACTTGTTGTTAGCACCTAGTGTATTGTTTAATACTGTGCTGGACAGTTTGCCACCGTACCAAGCATTGACTGCTAGTAACAGAGCAAATACGGAAATGACCATACCTGCTTTGTCTTTTAATTTTGCTTCACGTTCGCTACGTGAGCCAACTGGTGGCTTAGGTGCGTCTGGGTCTTTTGGTTGTTTGTTTATTAAATTTAATACTGAATCTATTAGTGCCATTTACTCCGCTCCTTTGATTATTTTACACTATCGAAAATCTCTTTTTGTTCTTTGTGCCATTGTATCCATGCATCAACTTTAACACGGCATTCGTAATAGGTTGAATAATTCACAACTACTACATCAAGTAGTTTGCTTAATTCTTTTGTTTCCTTAGCAGCTTCCTGTAATTCAGGACAGGCTTTTGCAATTTCAGGAGGAACTTCTGGAAATGTGCGTTTTACCGGGACAGTTTCCAAACAACCAGTTAATAACACTGCTGGAATTAACAATAATAATGATTTCATTTGTTATCCCCAGGTCTTCTATTTTTAGCTGCATCGTTGTGAATATCCACTGCTTCTGGAGCAACTTTGCATTCTTTATCAATTAATTTTTCAACTTCTTTAATTCTTTCTTGTATTACATACTGTGTATCTTTAACGACTTTAACTTTGTCTACATATACTTTTTGTATGACAGTATTGGTTTTAGCAGATTTAACTTCTGCTTCTGCAATTTTTTCTTCCATAGCAGCGACTCTTTCACGCCACATCATTTCTGTAGCATATCCACCTTTAAAAAACAATCCAACTCCTAATAATACAATACCTAAGATTTGTATAGGTAATTTGTAAGAATTTACAAATGGAATAAATTTAATAAAGAAACTAACAAGAGTTGCAATTAGTCCTGTTAAAAGAACAGTATTGATGACCCAAACAATAATACTGTCTGGGATTAAACTAATCATCCACCCCATCTGCCACATATTAAGCCCCTAGTACATGCTTGGCATGTTCGTAGTGTTTTTTACGATCTTCAAGCCCGATAGTTCCACCGTTAATACGTTTGGTCATTGTTAGGATATCGTCTTTGTCGGCAAACTGATTTAAATTATTGCTTTCCCAAAACCAGCAAGCTGATTGCAATGCGCCTTCAAATGTTGCTAGATATTCTGGAACATCTTCAACTGGCATTTCGAGACTTCCTGCAAATAGTGTGTAGTTGTTTTTTCCTGTAAGTTGGATAAGCCCTCTACCACAATAGCGGAATCCATCTCCGCTTTCCTCAGGACCGTTACCCATACGGTTGCCATATACTCTATTAGCGATTTTTTCTTGATTGTGTGCATATTGATTCGCTATGTCGATGCTAGGAAAGTATTTAGGAAATACTTTTGTTAGGCTTTCTGCCTTGTAATTTAAGTTTTCTTTCAATGCTTTGAATCCGCCACTCTCGTGTGCGCACTGTGCTAGGAAAGCAGCTACACGTTGCGGTGTGTTGATTTCATACTCTGGTAAAATTTCATTTATTGCATCACACCAATGATCCAAATATTGATTACCTGGAATAATCTGAGCTAATTGATCTTTTGTTATCAATGACATTATTGTATCCTTTGTAGTAACATAGCTTGACCGTTGTTGTCAAACATAAAATTCTCACCTATTTTATTGATATTGTAGTTGCCTAGGACTTTTGTAAGCCAGAAAATTTCACTCATAGCTTCTTGATCCAATGTAACTGTATCTGTACTACCTTCAAGGATTGAATCTGCATCTGATTCTTTTACCATACGCAATTGAATTTTTTTATCAAATGGTTTGTGTATGGTAATAATATCTCCGTCTAATGTTAAATCATCCATTAGAGTTTTATTAAAGAATCTTTTGATTCCTTCTGTTTTAAACTTGTTCATTAGTCCGTCATAATCTCTTGCTGAAGACGGAATAACATCACGCAATGTATCTTCAGACACTTCATGAACTGCCTTGTTTTTATGATACTTGAATTTCCAATCGTCAATGCCTGTAAGTTTTTTTACACCGTACATTATTTCTTTAATGTTTTCGGCAAGTTTAGGACTTCTTTCAATTTCAACAAACACACTGTATTCGCCTTTATTATTTTCACCAGATGACACATCTGAATCTAACACGAAAGAATATCCTTTCTCAATAAATTCCATCAAGTCTCTAGCAGGTTCTCTATCTTTAACCTGAAAACTGATAACACATACATCTTGGTCCTCGCCCATCTTTGATCTAAAAGTATCTACTTCAAAGATTGGATGAACCATTAGTTCTAGGTCCTCTGGACGAAGTCCTTCGTTAAGCTGCTGGTTGTTCTGCATTTGCCATATCCTGTACTTGTTGATCCGCAGGATCAACGTGTGCGCTAACCCCACCATTTAAAGAAACAATATCTTCTATCTTGTTTTTGTCTAATTCTGTATAACCACGATTAATATCTGACATTAATTTTTTAGGCATTGCAATTTTAACCATCCATACATCTTTGTGATCAATTTTGCCTTTTTTGGTACCTGGACGAATGTCTTCTGGTTTTTTAATTTTTCTTACTTCAGAAATGCTAGTTTCTGCAAATTTTACTTCGCAGCCGTACTCTAAAAGTCTTTTTCCGCCAACAGGTTCTGGCATCTTATCCTTGGGCCACATAAATGTACACTCTATGAAATATCGTGTTTCTTTTGGACCTTCGACTAATTCGCCATCAATCCAGTTGTCGTAAACATAGGTATCTAACTCGTCTATAACACGCTCGAAGTCTTTGAGCATTTTAAGACTGCTGTTAGAACCATACAGTTGTTCTATATTGTTTATAATGTCTTTTACGTTGGCCATGATGTCTCCTAATTGTATTTATCAGTCAAAACTTAAACGTAACTTATAATATTCTCCGCAGATCGTTAAATACTTTTGTGTTCGTACACGGACACTACGGTTAAAAGGTCCGTGCCTAACACATTACAAAGGGGGGCTAACCTTATATGAAGCGAAAAAGAGCGCAAGCAGCATATTTGCAGGAAAATGTAATAAATATCAATCAACGTTTAGACGAAAAACGCCGAAGAGTTCAAATATATCCCAAAAATCTAAGTCAAGAAAACTACTTACTTAAACTTAACGATCCCAAAAAAATGATAATTTTTGCCATAGGGCCTGCGGGCACTGGCAAAACCATGCTGGCGGTTCAATGGGCTATTGATCAACTCAAGTACGGCTCCGCTGATAAGATTATTATTACGAGACCAGCAGTTTCAGTTGACGAGGAACACGGGTTTTTACCAGGTGATCTAAATCAAAAAATGGAACCCTGGACTAAGCCGATAATGGATGTATTCGCAGAAAACTATAATGCTAAAGAAATTACCAATATGATAGCCGAGGGGGTGATAGAAACTAGTCCGTTAGCATATATGAGAGGGCGTACATTTAAAAATGCGGTAATCATTGCAGATGAAATGCAAAATGCAACACCTAGTCAAATGAAAATGTTGCTAACAAGATTAGGTATTGGCTCTAAGATGGTTGTAACTGGAGACTTACAACAGGCCGATCGTCCAAGCAACAATGGACTACTAGAATTTCTAAAACTTTTTAACGGTTTTGAAGATCACCGTTATGTAGATGTTTGTCACTTTACTGTCGGCGACATCGAAAGACATGATGCTGTCAAGGAGGTATTAGCGATCTACGGAGATTCTTGAGGAAGATGGGGAGTAAGTTTCTCCCCTAACATTCTTTTATAAAACTCTAGCATGTCATCAAAACCGGCTTCTGGATTGAGGCCGTTTTTGACAACCTTCTTATCTCTGAAGTCTAGGATAACTTTAGCGGTTTGAATGTGTTTTGTTTTAATATGATTTTTAAACTCGGTAACTTCGTCCCATAGACCGTTGGGCTTTCGAATGTATGTTACAATCATATATCTTTCAGTCATCTAATTTCTCCACATTTATTTTTGATTTCTCCAAAAACTCAACACCACTGGTATCCCTATAAGCGTCCCTATATAGAACACTGCTAATACCACTTTGGTAGATAAGTTTGGCACAGTCCAAACATGGAGCATGGGTAATAAACATAGTAGCACCCATACCAGATTCGTTAGATTTAGCCAGCTTGGCAATTGCGTTAGTTTCAGCATGGAGCACCTCTGGTTTAGTTTTTAATCTATAACGTACATTCCTTTGAGCATCTTCGTGCCAAGCTTCGAACGGATAGTTCTCATCAAACTCTTCTGGGCCTAGCCATCCACCTGCTCCTGTATCCCAAACTTTCTCTTCACAATCGTTGTCCCAGCCTGCAGGCATACCATTGTAGCCAATACTAATAATTCTATCATCCTTAACTACAATAGCACCAACGTGTAATCTACGAGCATGACTAAGCTCTGCGAATGTCTCCGCAGTTTTCATATATGCTTGTTTTAACTTTTCTTTCATGACAATCGTGCTAGTTTTACCAAAGTGGCTGCAAGATTAACTTCAGAATCAACACAAACAGTATGATCTACCATTCCTTGTTTGATAATGATAATAGCACTATCTTGATTTTTGTCATCACCAAAGATTTCTAAGTTATCATACAACCAACGATATACTTCTTCCATTTCTTCTGCACGAAGTTTACCACATAACATCTTACGAGCTTCTGTAATTTTTCCAGCCTTGAACAGTTCAACCATAGAGAACTTCCATTCTTGTTCTCCGGCATCGCCTGCGTGAGCTTCAACTAATTTACCTTCTTGACAATTTTGTTGTACAAGATTAATACATTTACGCAAATCAGGATAGGCAACTCTAACATAATTGTCTAATGTGTCAAGATTGAAGTCAATGTTTTCTTCAACGAGTATAGTAGCAACACGAGCGGTAAACTCAGTAAGATCGACTCGCTCAATGTGAAAGCCTTGGCATCGACTATGCAAAGCAGGAATGATTCTGTTAGGATAGTTGCAAGTAAGAATAAATCGTGCTGTGGTGTGATATTCTTCCATAACACCGCGAAGTGCCGCTTGAGCATTTGGAGACAAGTAATCTGCTTCATCTAATAGTACTACCTTAAAAGGACCAAACGGAATCATCTGTACAAAGTTTACAATTTTGTCTCGGACATCATCTACCGAGTTTGTGCGACTTGCATTAATCTCAAGCACATCATAATCTTCAATTCCAAGCTCGGAAATTAAAATCTTTGCCATAGTAGTTTTGCCAATACCAGCAGTACCACTGAAAATCAAATGCGGAATAGATTGATCTTTAATCCAAGTTTGAATTTGTTTACGTTGGTGATCATCTCGAAACACATAGCCTTCTATGGTCTTAGGACGATATTTCTCTACCCATAATTCTTTCATTTAGTTTCCTTTGGAGAAGTTGGCTTGTTCATTTCTGGTTCAATGTATCTTATCTCAGGCGGCGGAAAGAATCCTTTCCAACTGTCTGGGGTAAACAGGTTAACAGGTTTCCAATATTTGTGTATGATGTTGTTAACAACAACACACCCAATGATAAACACAACTAACGCAATACTGAATAAAATACTGCCTGCTAAAAAACTAGCGGCATTTTCAACATCTATATTCACACCATCTCCTCAGCAACACCTAATACTTCTGCTAACACCAACAGACCGCCTGCAGCCTGCAGATATCCAAAGCCCAATGCTAACCCTGCCGCAATTCTAAATGCACTTTTGATAAAACTAATATACTTGTGCTTGATTGGATCTGGGTGTTTGACATTTTCTTTGTTAATCACAGCATCGAGTTTACCTCTAAGGTCCTTCATAATTTCTATATTTTGTTCATGATCGTTCATTGTGGTTCTCCTTTAACAAATGGTTTAAGATTGGGAGGTTCCCAACCCACAGGCTTTAATACTTTGCCATCTTCACGTTTACGAACTTTGCCGGTATCTTTGTCAATTTTAGCAAAGTTGGTACTCATAACTTCTTTCCATGCACCTTCAGCATCTGCACCCATACTATGTATAGAGCCAATAGTAACTACCAAGATGTCGATTAATGCATCTAATGTTTCTAATTGATCAGTATTATTAATTGCAACTTGTAACTCTTTAAATTCTTCTTCTATTAAACTGAGATATAATTTAAATTGTTCTTGATTGAAACCTTCGACCGATTGGTCGCAGGCCCGCATGAATTTTTCTTGATCGCGAAATGGGTTAGTCACAGCTTCTCCTTAAGACTTTAATATCTTAATGATACGCTTTTGTTCCTGTTCTGTCAACCACCTTGTCTCCAATTCGCCAAAGTTTGGAGCATCGTGTAACGATTGTTCGATGATTTCTTTTAAGAGATATAGTTCTTTTTTGAGTTCAAATGCAGTGAAGCCATCATTGTGGATGTTGGAACACTGTCTTGATAAAGAATGAATTTGGGATGCGATATTGCCGACATCCCAATCTTTCTTTGTGAGGTGCATTATCTTGCGCCGAAGTCTTCTGGGCGAATTGTTGTACTAGCACCGTGTGCAAACTCTGTCCCAATATATAAGTCGTTGGGTTTTTCATCTGCCGATGCTATAATAGATTTTACTTCTATTTTTTGGATTTCTTTAACACTTTCGCCGTCGTCAATTTTGATTTTACGAGTCCATCGTCCGTGTTCAACAAGGATCCAGTCACCAACTTTAACACTGGTTTGTTCTGGCCCGATTTTATAAACTTGGCACCAACGTGGTTTAATGCCGTGGACTTTGCCGTCATCACTTTGAATAACAATGCCAGTGGTAGTTACCTGCTCACCTAAGTCCATGTTATAAGCTATGACATCTTTTTTAATAGCACGTATTTGACACTTTAACGGATCTAGAGACATATTAGTTCTTTCTGCGACTTAGCACTTCTTCTGACATAGCAGCTGGATTACTCTTGTAATAATCTTGTAAAACTTGTTCGCGTGTACGAACAATCTTTCCACCAGCACCCAATTCGTCACCACGTGCATTAACCTTAGCATTGCCAACAGCAGGCAATGTTTCATTTTTTAATGCCATCTTTTCCATGTCAATTTCCTTGCCTCTTACACTTGTGTATACTTTACCCATTATTTTCTCCTTTGAAGAATTCTTCTATCGGTATATTGTATTTAATACTGTCTATTTTGTGGACCCCTATAATGTGAAGCACATAACTTGCTACACTGGATCCACGACCAACACCCCATATTACATTATTTTTTCTAAGAGTATCAACAACATACTTCATAGTTTTTAATACAGGAATCATATTATTCTGTTGAAACAGTTGCAATTCCTGCATTACACGTTCATAATTTTCTTTAGGACTGTTTTGAACTACATACGCCTCTATATCCATTTCTTGATATTCGCGAGGAATGAACCAGCGTGTGCTGTCAATTTGTTTTTTGGGAGTTGGGTATAACAGATGTTCAACAGACAGTTGATCAAAATATTTTTCTATGCTATCAGAAGTTATACAATGATCCAGAATATCCGGACCATGTAACATTACACCTTCTATTAGTTCAGCTTCAGTATTATTTTCAGTCCACATTAATTAATTGATCCAAATCGTTATCTAATTGTCCTTGAGATTTAGAAAGGTATCTCTTAGACATCTCTTGTTTATATATTGTAACAAAAGTTGCGATTTGTGTCAACAACTCTCTGTTGCCCAAACGAGCAGCTAGAAAGTATTTGCGATTAAGCTCATTCAATTTGTCCTCAACTTCGTTGTCTTTTAATTGACTGAGATCGCCTTCAAATGGATGGAACATTATTCTGAAAATAGTCCTAGGTAACGCATAAAAATGGTACCTACATCATGTCTCCAAACCTCAATGAAGATAGGGTCATCTTGTTGTTCGATGGCAATAACTGCTGGAAAGTTTGGATCTTTCTTGATTACAGTTGTGCCAGATACTTGGAAATTTAATTTACGAATCAATGTAGCAGTTCCAGTACCGCTGGATACACCGCCATCTGCATCGGCAGTGAATATGGTACCGATGGTATTTGTACCTGCACCCAAAGTTGTAAAATCGCTAGTACCGAGACTGGTAATTTTGTAGGAGTTGCCCATTTCGATTGCAGTTGCTAGAGTCGATGCCCCACCATTTCCGTAAATTTCTAGTGTGACTTTTCCTGCACCAATTGGAGTAGTTTCAGCTGTAAAAACTGGATCGCCTGGGAAATTTAAAAAATCCATAGTAATGTCTGCACCAAGATTGTAAATTTGGTAAGATCCATTTTCATAATCTACAGTAGTTGGACTTTCAGTTGATAGTCCAGAATCCCATTTTTGTTCTCGATTATTTTGTAACACTGCATTTTGAATTATGTTTAATCCAAAATCGTTGTCGTTATTTACTTTAGCAGTATTATCTTGTAAGTCAGTGATTTCGTCTTTGGCTGTGCTAAGACTCTGTTTGATCGTATCAAAATTATCTCTAAAGGTTTGGGTATCGTTATCCTGGCCTGGATAAGGAAAGTTTTCATCAATTGATGTATAGTTTATATTGCTAGTCACGGTAGTTTTTCTCCACGTTGCGGAAATGCAAGGTATTTATCCTCTATTTCCCCGTCTAATATATCAATTAGATAGCGATCTGCTGTAAAATTAATATTGCTAAAATTGAAATTTTCAATCCAGTAAATCCCGGCAGATGGTACGGTATTAAGATTTTCTTTAATACACGTCCAGTAATTTCCTGCATATATTACAGAATCGTTAATTTGATAGGCGATTGTGTTAGACCACTCGCCTCTTGATGCATAATTGGTTTTTGCCTGTATCCTGGCAACAATATCTTGAGATTTGCCTGGAAGAGTGTAACACAGTATTAACCCTTTAACGTACCCAGTTTCGTATGATGCGTCGTCTTGAATACTACGCATCCATAACGGCAAGTATGTACGATCTCTTTCGCCTATTTCTGATAATCTATTTCTCATGTTATAGATACTGTTTGGAAAGATTCGTTGATGATCTCGATCGCTAACAAGAGGCACATCGCTATCTATTTTAATTTCCGAAGTGCTGACCAATACCGGACTGTTGATATTATTCGGTAAATCAACTACTTCAGATATACTCTGACGACCCACTAGTCGTGCGCCTAGAATATATAATGCAGGATCAAGAACGATAGGAACATAGTATTCTTTTTCTAGGTCGTCCTTAATGTCAACATAAACAACTTCGTAAATCGTTTCTTGTGTATCTGGATCTCTCGCTTTTGCAGTTTTAATATCCCCAAACAAAATTTGTTTGCGGTAATGATTGTGCCCCATGGCTGATATATATTTTTCAGCAGCAGCACTTTCTATGCCAGCAAATAACAACATTTTAAGTTCTGTTTGAACTCCAAAATTTACATCACCTGGTCTATACAAATCTGATGGTTTGAAAATGTTTGCATCGGTAATAAAGTTACTCCATGCTAACCTTTTTTCTTTTGATTGAAATGCTTTAAGATATAGGTTAGAAAATGTTTTATCGGAGTCTGTAGTGACTGTGAAATAAAATTCTCTTTGTATCTTTGAAAACCCAGAAGCATCACTGGCTTCTACTACAAATGTAAATTTTCTATCAAAGGTAGTTGTGCTACCGTCGAATGTAATATTAAACGACGGTAGTGGAGGATCTGGTACTATGATCGGTGAGGCTAATAATGAAGCACCGTTATATAAATCTGTTCTTTCAACAGCAACAAATGCATCAGGCTGCATTCTAACCGTATTGGTATTTCTTAAAATCAGTCCTGCCAATGTAGTATTATCTAGCAAGGCGCGGTCTTCAGGAGCCCACGGTCTATTCTCCCACCAGTATTGATCACCATCTCGTAGTCTTGTAAATTGATCGACGAGAATTGTGCGGAACGTTTGCCCAACCATTGCTCCAGTAACTCTATCTTCAGCCAATCCGCCAATCCATAGATCCACATTCTGAATATCACCGTAAGCAGTTGATAATGCAGCTTGAAGTGCAGGATCGGATGTTATTTGATTCCACTGTTCGTAAGGTACTAACCCAAGGGCTATTCTTGTTTGGTTTAAGGTACCAAGACCTAAATCACGGCCACGTTGGATGTTTGTTGCAGCTAGGTCTAATGCAGCAGGAGGATCATCTAGTAAGTTTCTTAAATCATCAACAATATGCACATCTAATTTATTTGAAACATCTGCTGCCAGCTTTCTCATAAATCCATCTGCCCCACCGTTTCTTTCAAACTCAGCAGGGGTTAAGAAAAACGCATCGGCTAACGCTAATTCTTCTGTAACATTCCCAGTTTCGTCTATACGATCAAGTGCATTAGATACTATGCTATGACCAAACCGCAGAGCTGCTGCAGAAAACTCTATTTTTGTTGTAGCATCTATATTAGGATTGAAAGAAGTCCACGCTGGAATAGGACCAACAATCTTAGGTAGCCATTCGTCGTAGGTTATTTTTTGCATTTCTGCAATTACTAGAGACTTAGCTCGTTGATATAATCGTTCTCCATCTACATCTGGATGTACTGCAGAAATTCTATCTACGTGCCAATTATGATCTCTGATCATTAACACGTGGCAGGATAATAAGTCTGGATTTTCATTGCCTCGAGGATCGCCTACAAAATATCTTCCACTGATGTTTTTCGGAGGATATAGTCCATTTAAACTTGTTAATAACTTTCCTGTTGTTGCCTGTTGTCCGCCTTCTCTTAGATCTACAGGATTGGCAAACGCTGTAGGTCCTTGTGGTACACCGGGCGGATATGCTATACCATAAACTACACTAGCATCTAACCAACCGGTTGTTTCGTTGATTGGCGTTGCAGGTACAGTTGTTCCGGGCCCGGTACCTAATGCTACTGCATTTCTTCTAACAGGAATGTGACTACCCGGAGTAAGTTCGGTATCACCTGCAGGAACAATAACATCTATGTTAATTGTACCTTCTCGAGCAAATTCTAAATCGTGTGTTAAAAATTGCCCCCAAGCATACAACCATCCGCTAAATCCTGTTGGGTCTGGATCTTCTCCGTGTCCTGCTACAACAATGTTACTGATAGTTCTAGGATTCACTCCAGGTACCATAGTATAAATGCCGTCTAGATATCTTGCGGTTCCATATCTTCCAAATGGTTGTGCAACAGAATTAACCAAAGGTCGCAATGGGTTATGAGCTCTACCATCGGCATTTGGGGGTGGAGGTGGAGCGCCAGCGCCGTCGAATAATCTAGTTAGCCCGGGGCCGACTGCGTCGGCAAATTGTTTTATCTTACCTTGAATTTTTCCATCAGATAATAATTCTATTCCAACAGGAAGGTCGCCGGATATTTTTTTATAGTTGGCTCTACCACCGTATAATAAAGTTTCAGCTTGAACAAATAGCTGGCTTGCTTGATTTGGTCTAATAGTTCCTAAGTCGTTGCCAGTTACCCATGAAACTGCACTTTCAATCTCGCCAACAATCTCAACATTAAATGTTTTTGCCGCACTAGACACGCCTTTAGTCCAATAGGTAATATTGGTCGGAATAACTGATCTATTTTCTTTTGTGCAGATGTATATGTAATTGAGATACCTAACAGCTTGGTCTGGCAAATAATTAATAGAGGTATTCCAGTTCCCAACAAGTGTGTATCCAGAATTGTATAATGTAGAAGGAAAATTAACTGCTTCTACGGTAAACGAATATGTTTTGCTAATCTTAGATTGATAAGGTACTGTTCCTGCTAGTTCTCCAGTAACACTATCTAATTCTAAACCCGGAGGCGTAACGCTTGGAGATCCATCGTTGTTTGTTGGTAACACAAAATACGTTATTGTTCCTGGCAAGCTAGGAGGATCATACACATCTAAAATTAATGTTACATAATTATTAGATCTGTAGCGACCAAGATTGCTGTCGGTTATCCATAACGGTACTCGATCTGATGAAGCATCGGCAGTAAACACATTTGTACTAATCTGGACAATACTGTTATCTGCTTTTAAAAATTCTTCTGTAACAACGTAAATTTTAAAACTTTGTCTTATAACGTTTGCGCCGTCTGTTACGGCAATGACAAAGGAATAACTTCTGCTTAACCTTTTAGGACTGCGACTAGGCTCACTATAATCGTAAGTTACGTTATCATAAAAATAATCATCAAAACCATTAGACTTTGCTTCAACAAAATCAATAGGAGTTACGTCAAATGCACCAGTGTCATACCCACCGTTTAAAGAAGCGTTATAATCAACAGCAAATATAGGATCAGTAAATCCAGAAATGACCCCAGTTCTAGAAAGACTTAATCCCGGAGGAAGCTGACCACCCATTGGTACAAGATAATATTCTAGTTTGTCGCCAATAATAACATCGGTGTCGTATGCTTCTAATTGGAAATTTACCCGGCTATTATCAAGAACAAAGTAAGCTTCACCGCTGCCAACCTGCAGATATCCTTCTTTGGTAATCCATTCCGGAGCATCAGCGCCATCGACTGATAGACTAAAAGTTCTATCTTCTAAGTCGTTGCTGTCTTGTGCTCGTATAACGAATCGGCTAGTAGTGTATGATTTAACTTCGGAAGGACTTCCTTTAATAAGATTTCCGATTAATCTCAATCCCCTCGGCAAGGATCCTGCAATTACTGAATAGGTAATGTCGCCGACGTCAGAAGTTGCTGACAATGGAATAGTCGTCGTCTCACGCTCTTTTTTTGTTCCTAGGTTACCTTGGGGTGTGTTCCAGGTTATCATGTTGTCCCCTTAGATACTGCCGCAATCTAGACCAGCAGCCCCTGGAGTAAGTATTTCACCAAAATCTACATTTGCCCATAGAAAGGCAAATTGTACAGCGTTATTAAATACGCCCTCGATAAACCCAAAATCGTAAGTTGTTAAAATATCAGTAACTGGAACGACAGTTTTAAATCTTACAGAACTGCCAAGAGTTGTAACTTCGATGTCTTGTGTACCCGAAACAGAACCCGGTGCTGGATACCCTTCGAGTGTTAATGCTGGATACGATGCTGCTGAAACAGTTCCAGCATCTGTATCGAAACTTGTAAATGCTGCCGCTGCGGTATTTTTAATTTCTACATGGTTAGCATATTCATCTATTTGAATATTGTAACCTTCTTTGATTCTTTTGAATTCTAAAACAGATCCAGCCCTACTGCTGAATAATCCAATGCCGTCACCTGCTGATCCCATATTTGCTGCGGACACAGCAAGCTCTACATCTAATGCAGAAAAGTTAGCATTTACTTTCTGAAAGGCCGTGCGCAGGTCATCGCCTAGTCCGTCGTTGACGATATTACCTATGTTTATTGTTTGTGCTGTCATAATCTACGCTCTCTTTGTTGTATTTATTGCGTTTAGTTTTTAAACTTAATGCTGATATTGCCCTTTAATCTAAAATTGCCGCGCATTTGTACAGATTTAGTAACTGGATTGCTGATTGGTATTGAAAACGCATTGTATAAAACTCTCGGTGAAGCACCTTCTAATCCGTTTACATCACTCCATGTTGCTGCATTAGCAGTGGTAGATTCTGTTCCAACATAGAACTTGGCAGAGTCTTGAACTTCAACACTGTTCTGTAACCAGTTGCGAACATCGGACCAAGTCCACGATCTGTTGTATTGTAATACAGTGGCAATAAGTCCAGTGGCTGCGGGACAGGCTGCACTGGTTCCACTAAATTTTGCATCAGTAAATGTTCGGGTTCCGTTGGCATTTGCACCAATTTGAATATCAATTTGTGCAGGAGTTGCTTCGTAAAATACAGCTTCCCAGACCATGTTAGGGGAACCTAAGGTTCCGGTGGTAGCATTAGTTCCTTCCCATCGAATCCGATAAGTTCTATTTGGCGATATTCCAGCTTGGACACCATGATAGATCCGCTGACATGAAATATCTGCAGACGATATCATAATTTTTGGCAAAGGCGGATTAGCAGGAGTAAGGGCAGTATACGCAGATGAACCAGCACCAAATGTGATATATGAATTAGTTCCAATGCCAATGGTGGTGTATGTAGTGCCATTAAACGTGATATTAAATGGTAATGTTACAGTCCAATATCCGTCGTCATTATCTCCTGTTGTAGGAGTAACAGAAATATTGCTTAGTCCGCTACCACCAACTAATGTATTTGAAATGCTGGTAACGGTTACAGTTCCGCTACTTGTAGTTAATCTATTTCCATTATTGGCAGCAACAACAAATGTTCCAGTGCTGGTTAATGCCGCAGATGCTGAATATATCCCGCTAAAACCTGCAGAAGCTAATGCATAGGTATCAGCCCTATAGCCTGCAATACTATAACTATGGTTCGCACCTAATGTTCCGTCCGCTGGTGCAAAACAATCTATCTCAGGACCCATGTCGCTGTAGTTTACTTTACGCTCCTTGCCGCTTGGTTGATAGCTGTCGTCGAGTGCTCCGATGTTAATCGTTGGATACACATAACCGGCAGTCTTACCTAGATGTTGAGGAAACCCTCGTCTGTTAGTATACGGATATACTTGAATGCCAAATTCATACCAAGCATTGGTAGTGACTGTTTGATTGGGACCGCTATTATAAAAATTATTAAAATCTGGATGTGCAGGCCCTACTTGTTTTTGGTTGCTGTTGCCAGCAGCACAGACAAAGATAACTCCGGCATTGATCATTTCTTCGCCAGCAATGGTGTAGGCATTGTCGAGCATCTGTCCTTTCATACGTCCACCGTCGCCGTACAGTCCTACATATTTCATAAACTCGGGTTTGGTTCCTGAAGTATAAGAAACCCCAGCGGTATTACCTCTAAAATAATAATATCCAGAACTTGGAGGTACTGCTCGATATCCCCAGCTGTTGCTGCTGATTGTGGGATTTCTAGTACCGTATGTGGGATTAATAGGCTTGTTACGATGGAATATCTTCATGATATCAAAATATTGTTGGATATCACTACCGTTGGTATTGTAAACCTGTATAAACCATTTGTTGGCATTAAACGCCCAACCTTGTGTGCGACCATAGGTTATCGAAGCACAACAGGTGCCATGTTGTCCAACAGAAGAGATATTTATATTATCACCGTTGTTGTATGCTCTTGTGTATGCAGAAGTAATGGTAACTGTACCGATGCCTGCAAATGCTGATGATCTCTGTGCAGCATTGCCCCACCATGCTCTTGCTACTGATTCTACTGGGACAATTGTACCATCCCATCTTGTGGTCAATCGATTGGCAGCATCTGCATTAAACCATGCAGGGTCAATATAGTATGGGCCTTCTAAAACTAAATCTAACAAATCACATGTGCCATTGCCAGGTAATTTATTACCACCAACATAGTTTGTCGGACCTTTGCCTGTAGCATTGTTTTGAAATTCAACATGACCAAACCAACATCCGTCATCACCAACAATTACATCTACGTCAGTTCCATCACCGACATAGTTAATTTGATCATTGATAACTGTAGTGTCACTGATTCCATACCACGGATCATTTTTTTGAGCAGAACGTAATAATTGATAACCGGCTCGATTAAGATCTGCCACACCTGGAGATCCCGGCAGCGTATTAGTATCTGCAAAGTTTCTATAGTTTTTAACTGTACTGCTGTATCTTGGTGTACTGTATAATTCTTCCGGCGGAACTTTGAATTGATCGGGATAGCTGGCAAAATCAAAAGACAGTGCTCGCACCTTGGGACATTGACTTAATTGTTGTGCTTCTTCCTCAGTCAACAAATATACAGCTCTTGTAGGACTATGGTCGATAGTGTCAGTACATTCAATTTTTGCTGCAGGGATATTATCATCAATGCTGCCATCAGCAGTTAAAATGTCATGAACATATTTCCAGTCTTCTTCGGTATATGTTGCTATTTGATATAATTTTTTATCTGACATTAGAGTCTCATTTAGTTTAGATCAACCCAAGCACCTGCTGCACGTCCTTGGAATTTACCTGTAGTAGTATTATATATAACATCGCCGTTTGTAGGAGTTAATGCATCACGTTGCGCAGTTGTGAAACTAGCCATACGGAACGGACTTGAATTTACAATCACAGCCGTTGCCGCAGTAAGATTGATATTACCAGTCGATTCAATAGTTGGATCGCCAGTTCCAGTTGATACAAATTCTTTAGCAGTGACTTTATTTGTTACAGTTAGATCGTTTTCGACTGTAACGTCTGCACTGAATATTACAGCCGGAGTTACCGTGATTGCTGAACTGTCAGCACTGTCGATCAATGTTGTAAAGATATTACCAGTGACAGTACCAGTTACGTTGCCTGTTAACGGCCCGCTAAATGTTCCACTTACTGATCCCAATGCTGTGCTGTATGAAACTTCTTTTGTTGTTGAATCATATTGAAGGATACCACTAGCACCTGCAGCATTTCTAATTGGTGCTACATAGAATCTACTTGTTTGAGCACTAACACCGTTAACTGCACTGCCAGTAGCATTGAGAATAATTGTGTTGGCCGCTTGAGCATTATCGCCAGCCGACGTACCGATGGCCACTGAGTAGGCGCCTTGACTCGTATAGCCAGCACCATTACCCACTGCCACTGCGCTAGTACCTTGTGAAGTTTGACCAGCAGCTACACCAACGGCCACTGCATTGGAGCCTTGAGTAGTTTTTCCAGCGGAATTACCGAGAGATACTGCAAAGTCGCCCTGTGTTATTCGACCAGCTTCTAGACCAATTGCTACTGCTTGTATACCTTGATTAGTATTTCCAGCAACTTGACCAACTGCTACTGAATTCGCACCTTGTGAAGTTTGACCAGCACTAGAACCAACAGCTATAGCATACACACCTTGTGATGTTGCACCTGCATTATTACCTAATGTTATTCTAGTTTCACTGGTTCGTAGGGTCGATGTGTAAACCGGTCCAACGATCCTACTACCAGTACCATCAACTAGTATTGTTGAGTCATCTCCAAATACTGAACCCTTGATATCACCAGTAAGGCTTCCGTTGATGCTGCCAGTAATACCAGTACTGCCGATTCGAAGAATTTCACTACCGCCTTTGTAAAATTTAAATCCTTGGGCATTGTTATCAACGTTGAACCACATGTAGTTGGCTTCAGAGCCAATGCTATAACTGTAGGTTGCAGCACCCTTGTATAATCTAATCTGCGCAGTGCTACCATCAGATGCTGGTGCTGCTTGTGTGTCTGGGAATCTTGCCTGACCCGGCAGTGTTAAAATACCTGTTGATCCGAATGACCACTCATTACCGCTGTTGATCAGTTTGCCCAATGTTGGCAATGTTAAACTACCGTCTGTATTATAAGTCCATTCTGGTTTTGTTACAGAATTATCTAAAATAATTTTAAAAGTTTTGTTTGGTTGACCGTCAAGTCTGCCGCCAGTTCCTGAAGCAGCCAACGAGTATGTCGCAGTTCCAAGATAACCTAAACTAATTGCTCCCGGGGCGGTTAGTGATGCGTCAGCACCAAATATCCATGTTGGAGCTGATACATCATTGTCTGCTTTAATCTTTACAGATTCATTAGATGCTATTACTAAATTGTTAACAGTTGATAGTACATCGTTGGGACTAGTATATCCAAATGTTGCACGAGTTCCTACTGCTCCCGGGAATGTTAATTTTCCATCAGTGCCAAATTTCCATTCGTTGCTGTTAACAGTAACTTTCCAATCAGATGCTGTTCCAACATCGCCTGTAATTTTTCCAGTTGCGCTGTTGACTAAAATTGTAACCCCATTGGCAGCAAGAACATTTCCGATTAAATTAAAATTTGGATCAAGGTTAAATGTAATTTCATCAGCAGCTGAGCTTACTACTAAATCCATACCAATTCCAGAAGTAAAGGTAAGTAGACTTCCGTATGCAGTTGGTACTAGGCGCTTCCCATCGTCAACTTCGATTTCTTTAAAGAAATATTTGTCCGGGTCAATTATTAATGCACCACCGACTGTAGAATTTAAAGGGAGATCAATTACAGTATTTGGAGAACCGGGTGCAGGATCTGGCACACCTTTGATTTGAGCATCACCGATCCAAACACCATTATTAACTTGGCTTGGAGCATCTTCCCAAGCACTTGTATATACACTTTTCCATCTATGGGAATCAGTACCTAAAGTATATAAGCCAGTGGTGTTAGGTGAAACGTCTGTGTTTAAATCTGATAGATCAACAGCAGTCCCCCCAGTGGCAAGATCCAACGCAACAAAATTATCATTAATCTTGTCAAGGGCATCTTTTAAGGTACTCCAAAGGATTGGAGGTGCTCCGGCTGATATATTATTATTTGGCAATGCCATTATGTTCTCCCTACGGCTATTTCAATGGTACCTATGTGATCGTTATCGTACTCTTTCAAGGCTTTACCTATCACTGTACCAGTTGCAGTAACACTGCCTGCACTGACAGCTACTCCTGCAATTCTAGAAGTCACTAATAGATCTCCTTTTTTAATTTTTCCTACTACTCTGCATGGAACACGACCTTGTAGTGCTACAAGATTTTTTAATCCTGGACATGCATCATACATTACAAATGCTGCTGTGTTAGATACAACACCTGCAACTCTTGTGTCTCGATCTGTATTTGATATAGTTACTTCTTTTTCACCACCAAATACAAGAACTGTTCCGACTTCATAATCTTTGTCGCCTTCATAATACTCTGCCAAGTCAGCTGAGTAAGTTGCTTGTAGTCTTGACTCGTTTGGTGATGTACCAGTTAATGTCCAACGTCCAGTGATAGTACCACCAGTGGTATTACCTCCTGTAGTAATTGCAGTTGTTTGTAATTGCGATACAGTTATTGGAGCATACCCAAGACCGCTTTGTGGTCTAAACACATGTGCATCGTTATCGTAGTAGGTGGTCTTGTCAGCTGCTAACGATCCACTACTTACTAAAATACCACCAGCGCCACTGTAACCATATAATTTAATATACCCACCGGTACTGGTTGCGCCAGTATCGATAGCAAGTTGGCTATCTACTTTTAATTGTTGAATGTTAGCAACGTTGGCACCAAAGTCTCCGTTCGAATCTCTTTGCATCAATTTGCCAGCATCTGATAATACATAACCAGCGGCAGCAGCAGATGCTTCGATAACAGTATAATCGCCGTCGGAACTAAAACTACTTCCACTAGTTCTTCTTAAAATGCCTGATGTACTGTACTGACTCTTTTTAATAGCACCGCCAGTATCAACTACCGTGCTAAATCCAATGGTCGTTACATCACTGGTAGTTATATTGGAGTTACCTAAAACAGTATTAGATGTAATCTGCGCAAGTTTTCCTAATGGTAACCCGTTGTTCTTAACTGTAACAAACCCGTTGGTTACTGTAAACTGTGCAGTGTCAAATGATGCTATACCTTTCTGTGGAGCAATTGTAGCAGTACCGACAGCAGTTGCAGGAGTTGAGGCCAATGCCGCAGTCCATGTTGAGCGTGTTGCAGCATAAGCATTTGTTCCGGTTGCAATATTGTAAGTTAGTGTAGTTGTGCTACAAGTTACTACTGCAAATGTACCATTGTATAATGTTGAACTAAAACCACTAACTGTAATTTTTTGTCCAGCTGTAAATGGAGCGGAAGCCAGACCAGCAAAAGCATATGATAAAGTTACTGTGGTAGTTACTCTTGTTCCTGTAGCACCTGTTATACTTGCTGTGTTTGTGGCATAGCTATTGTCCAACGCCAATTTGAATTGATCAATTGCCGCAGCAGTGTTGATGTCTGCTGAAACAATCACTTCCGGATTAATTTGAGCAGTAACTTGAGTCAGTGATGAATCAACGCCAGTTATTAGATCAAAAGTTAAATCTCCAACAACTGTAGCATTAACGGCGTTTCCACTGGAACCGGTAAACACCATAAGATCGCCAGCATCAACAGGCCCTCCGAAGCTAAAACTTTGAAAATTATCAAATGTTAAACTTCTTAAGTTAACAGCATCTTGAGGATTAACAGGATCGCCTACGTTTCTAATTCTATTTTGATTTAGATCCATAGAATTTTTCATACCTAGCTGACCATCTAATGACATGAAGCCACCGGTAAACGATGGAATTAATTGATCGCTTGCAACCACGGTACCTGCATGAGTAATACCTAAACGTCTTTCAATGTAGATACGTGTGGCGTTTTCTGTAGGTACTGTGTCAGTGGCATTGTCTGAGAATGAACTGTCAACGGAGAATTCAGCAATAGGAACACCACGTTTAAATCCAATACCATCCAAGTTACTCAATGCAATCGCTGCAGAGAATGTTACTCGTCCTGTACCTTGGTCAACTGCAAAGTATGGTCCAACACGGAAATTACCAAATTGGTCAGTGGTTACATAGAACACACGTCCAACGTCTCTTTCAGCAGTTTCGTTTTCCGGAGCCAACGCATTAACAGCTGGACCGTAAATTTCGTTTGGATAGTTAGTGTCGGCATACGAACCAGTACCAACTTCTAAAATATCATGTGATGTGACACGAGTTAATGAAATACGAATTGTTAACGAACCAGTACCTTGAATAGTTCTTGCCGGAACACCGGCACGAATTGTGTAGGTTGATGGATAGTTAATAATACTATCTACTAACGGTCTATTAAGGTTAATCCTTGCATATGGTTTGTTAGTAACAGATTCGCTTTCATAATTGGCAATAGTGTATTCTTCACCTTTAAATACGAATTTTGTTCCGTTAGCACGAGCAGTGTCACTTGGGCTTACAGCAACAACAATAAATGATGAATCGCCAGCACGACCAGTTACTAATCCGACAGTATGGGTTCCACTGCCGCCCGATGATGTAATATCTAACCCACCAGGAGTTTCACTAATTCTAAAACTATTAGCGCCTAACCCCGTAGACAATACAAAGTAGTTTTGAGCAACAGATAAACCAACAGGCAATGTTCCAGTAGTTTCAAATTTAATAACGTTACCTGCTGTAAATCCGTGACTGTTTCTGTTAACAGTTGTGGTAACACCTGTGGTAAATGTACAAGCTGCTCCTGAGGTTACAAACTCTCCCGGTTGATATAATGTAAAGTCGATGTAATTATAGTTTTCACGTAGTGTGGTTCGTGTAATACCGTCCGGTATTACAGTATATGTTCCAGTGCCACCTGCGGTAATGTTAATAGCAATTCCATTCTTTTGAGTTGCTATTCTAAATGTAGTTTCAGTTAACCCTTCTGCTGAAACGTAATATCTAGTACTTGCTAATAGTGGAGTAGGTAATGTTCCTGTGCTGGCAAACTGTACATAATAATTTTCTAGATAGTTATGTTGAACAGCGATAGCAATGCTCAATCCAGTGCCGTTAGACAATGCAAATGCAGTACCTGTTATTGTTTGAGATACTGTAAATTGTGTATTACTGATAATGTCTTTAACATAATAGGTAGCACCAGTGATTAAGTTGTTGCTGGTTGCTCTGCCAATAACTTTATTACCTTTCTTCAATCCGTGTGCAGTTGAAGTTGTAATAATTGATGCACTGGTAATAGTGGTTACTGTTTTTCTTAATTCAAAGTTACCAGGACTTGATGTAGAAATGCTTACAGCAAATGGTCCGTTTGGATCTGAAACACCATCAAATTGTAGCACACGATAGATGTCTGTATTTTCTCTTAATTTTAAACCAGTCGATGGACGAACTGAAACTTCGACTAAATCACCAGTTAGATAAACCAACGAGTTCATTCTCAACGACATTTTTACACCGTCAAGGATTTGATCATATATACCGTCAAAGTTACCAGTTGAATCACTGGTTAAGTTTAGACGGAATACACCTGTAGGTAACCCTTCTATCACAACTGAGGTCACTGGGTATCTATAAATTAATCCGCCGTGGTCTACTTCAAGCTCAGAACCGCCAACCGGAGTATAGTCACAGCCATTAACATAGACATATAGACCTCCTGCGGAATTGTAATAACCTGCTGTTGGAGCATAACATACAACTCTTTGTGCAAGGTCATAATACAGTCCGGTCGGAGTTGGAACTTCTAACGGGTCTGATCCTTCAGCAACTAACGCATAATTACCATGCGCTGACGATCCGCCAACGCTTCGAATTTGCGCACCATTCAGTGAGTAGTATGAAATATGACAGTAGTATGTAAACATACTAACTGCTTCAACTAAACCGCCGTTAGTGGCAAAAATACCGTAACCTAAGTCGTTAACCTGTGTGTAGTCGTTACATAAAATAGATCGATTGCCAGGCATCAACAGTTCGTGTAAATTGCCGTTAAGGTTAACATAGGCAATTACTGCTGCCTGGATGTCAACTTTGTTTGTTTGTAATAATGTTCTTGCAGTTAGTGCCGATGCGTTATAACCTATAGTTAAATCTGGCAATACTAATGCAGGTGCTGCACCAATTCCAGAAGTTATAATAGTAGCGATGTTGCCCATTAATGTGTCGATGGTAGCCTGTACTGTTGAATTGCTTGCAGAACCGGTTTGTCTTGGAGTTGATGAATATAACGGTGTAGGGGCTGTGTTTAAAATTACCTGTTTTGCAATATATTTCGCCCAGGTGATTGCAGCCGCCGTTTCAGCTTTTTGTGCAGTTGGTATTAATAACGGTCCGCCAGATAAAAAGTTGCTGTAATATTTTAATCCGGCATCTCGAGTTTGACTGTTGCCACTGTAGATTAAATCATATACCACAGCTTCGATAATGTATCCAATGTCACGAGCACATTTGGTTGTGTCGTAACTTAGAGTCGGGTAGGCAGATGCAAGATAACCGATTATTTCATCTTTAATAAAATCAATATTGGCTAACAATAATGTTTTGGCATTGGCCAGTGGAGTGCTTAATCCTGGGGGATTTGTAAATGACAACGATGGAGCATATAACGGACCCCTTTCTACAATGTCTGTGATAACCGATTTACTAGTATCAACTACTCCTTGCTGTGTAGGGTATCCAGTTAGATCGTTCTTGGCTAATGTGTGAGTATATTCTAACGATGCGATAGTGATTTCTTTTTGTTTTAAAATAACAATATCGGCATTAGCACCGCGATAAGTTAAACCAGATTTTCTAGAGTTAAAGTTAGTGCCAAGTACTATATCGTAACCAAGCCCGTCGATAATTAAACCAACGTCTCTGCTACAAGTATTTGAGTCATAAGTGAATAATTCAAAAGGCCACGGAGTTGTTTCGTCTAATACTAAAGTTGCAGTAGATCCGTTTTTGTTATAGACAAAGTCACGAACATAGTTAACTCGATATACCACGTCCTGATTAATAAATGAACACGGTAAGTTAGGCATACGGTCTAAACCGCCAACCTTTAATCTTGTTGTAGAAATCACTTCAGTAACTTGAAACTGTAAGTTACCTGCAAAACCGTCAATGAACATACCACCAGCAAATGTCTGTGCGTTTATAGATTTAGAAAAACTTGCGCACTCTTGAGCATACGGTGATTTGGCAAGGATCTGTCCTTCTGGATCCAAGACACACATAAATCCTCCGTGTCCTTGGCCAGTAATAGCCTGCCAACGAACTGCATCATTAGCAAGGAACATATCCATTTGATCGTTTTCTTTAGGATAGTTAACACTTCCTGAACCATCGATTACGTCTTTAAATAATACAAATAAATCATTAATAACTACGTCAGTGCCAGATTCAGCCACAAATGCATTATCAATTACCTGTGTAAACAAATCTTGATAGACTACTGGAATTTCAACGTTATCAATAATCTGTTGTAGTAGTACATTAACGTAGTCAATAGATGCTAGGGTTTCGGCTAGTTGAGGACCAATAGCAATAGCAGGATCTCCTAGATTGCTAGCCACTTGGTAATATTTTAAAGCAGCAGAAACAGTTCTGTTATAACCGCCCCATTTTAAATCGAACACCATAGAATCGATAATTAAGCCAACATCACGTTTGCAAAGATTATCGTTATAGGTGAATGTAGATGTAAACGGACTAATGCCATTGCTGACCTGATAAGCAATCCATGCAATGATTTCTTCTTGAACAAATACTCTATTAAGGCTTAGTAAAGATGCTGCGGCTCTATAATATCCTTTGTTTGAAATTTTAGGATAAACAGGTATCGATGAATCTTGAAGGTAATGATAACCAAAAGGATCTCCATCAGCAGTTACTAACCCATCGTTAATTAAGTCTCTTCTAAATTTCTTAAATGCCCAAGGACTAGAACTAGTTCCAGGTTTTGGTCTTACAATACAACGTCTAAATTCATCACCAACAATAGAACAGTTTTGAGGAACTTTGATCGGTAAGTTTTCTTCGTAGATACCACTTTCAACTAAAATTGTAATTTGAATGCTTTTAGAAACATCACCATAGGCAATAGTTTCTCCAATTTGGAAAGTACCGTATTTGATATCAACGTCAAATATTTCGTCGTCTCCGTCGAGAGATCCGTCATGTGCTAGAATCTGAGCAATCGCTCCCGAATCAACACCTCTAAGGAATAGTCCTTCTCGAACGTCACGTGTTCGAATAGCCTGCGCAGTATCGTTTAATACGTCTCCAGTGTAGTCGGTTCTTAGACCATTTGTAAAAATTTTGAATCTTGGTAAATCACAAACCACTACAGGTAATGAGGTAAAACCAGATCCTTGGTCTGTAACAGTAATACTTACGATTTGTCCGCTGACAACATCCGCAGTACCAAATGCACCTGCACCACCACCGCCTGAAATTCTAACAGATACTAAACTGTATCCAGAACCTTGATTTGTTATTTTGACGTTGTTTACTTTATAGGTAACATCAAATGTAGCACCTGCACCAAATGTGCTGTCTGAATCTGTTTCTACTGCTGTAGCTCCTGGGAGGTCAACATAAGAACCAGTAGTAACTACTCTATAGGTTAAAATTGCACCTGGGGTCGTTACTGTTGTTAACACTTCAATAATAGCACGTTGTCCGCCAACACCAATATCACCACCAACAAGAGTTATTCGATCGCCAATGTTATAGTTGCTTCCGCCAGTAACAAGTGAGATAGTATCAACGCTCATAATAGCTTCAGCAGCAAATGCAGTTCCGGAGGTTGGAGAAGTTTCAATTGCAGTTAGATAACACTCGTACTCGCCGCTGTTGTAGGTCAATACTTTTCTGTAAGGACCAATTTCTTCTCTAGCTTCAAGTACTAATTCTTCTGCTCTCTTACAAGCAGCTTCGATAGTTCTATAAGCATAAGCCAATGCTCTACCTTGTAATTCTAGTGCAACACCGACCCTATCATCCTGTCCCGAAGTAGCAACATATAAATTAGCTACAGATCCAAACGCTGAATTGTCAACATATCTTTTGGTAGCAGCAACTAAACCGTTGTAAATTAGGTCATCGTCTGCTTCTGGATCTCGTGATAAAATCAACGGGCCGCTCATGCGACCCATAGCAGCATTTACCAATCCTGTTTCTGGATCTATAGAGTTTACACCAGCACGAGAAATTTTAGTGTCTGCATATCGTTTATTGATAACTTCATCTTGACTGATAGGCAAAAGCGGTTGTCCAGCACCAGTAGTGAGTCCTTCAGGGTCAATTAATTTATTAATTCTGTTGGTTTTAATACCTGGGCTAACTTTTAAAGTTCCACCGAGTGATGGATCTCTATCAGCTGAAATACTGGCAAATTCTGAGTTAACTGCAATTTCGCTAGGATTTGTAGTATAGTCTAAGGATATACCAGAACCAGCTTTTAAAGTTTTAAATGTTAAACCAGATTCGTCATTGTTAACAGTAACCAGAGGAGTAGCACCACTGACTGGATCGTTTTGACCAACATACGAATCGGGCGCATCATCTAATCCTAAAAAGGTTAGTTTGTCACCTAAACCTAACGAACTGTATAGTTCTCTGAAGTTATCGTTTACCTTGCGGAACGAGTCGCGTATACTATCACCGGTGCCGTCATTACCAACAACACCTGTATCTATAATTTTTCTTGCCATGGCTTATCCTAAGATTAATGCTTTCTCTAATATTTAGCCCAATGTTTTAAAAGCCTAATGTAAATACTTGATGTTTTTAAAAACAAAAAGACAACATACTGAGTATGTGAGAGTCAGCAAACTAGGGCATAGCCACAGCTACAAGCGAACTAAAACCGTGGCTCTATTTCGTTGTGACAACTGTGGAAGTGAATTCCAGCGAGATGTTAGAAAGATGGAAAGAAAGAGATTAAGCAACAATTACTTTCATTGTTGTTCAGATTGCGACTCTAAAAGATTTGCTCAACGCAAGGGCATTGAACAGAAGAAAATTTGGGATTTACCGGCTAGTACAGAGTTGCCAGTTGGTAAGTTTTAGACTCTAAAGGATTCGCCGCAGCCGCAGCGATCGCGTTCGTTAGGGTTTTTAAAATCAAACCCTTCATTGAGTCCGTTGCGAACCCAATCCATTTCTACACCTTCTAAATATACTAGGCTTTTTGGATCTACAAATACATGAACCCCGTAGCTGACAAAACTTAGATCTTCACTGTTTGGAGCATCTACAAATTCTATTGTATATGCTAATCCGCTGCACCCTGTAGTTCTAACACCAGCACGGATACCCAACCCAGTCCCACGATTTTCTAACTGAGCTTTAACTTTGTTTGCCGCTTTTTCAGTTAACGAGATCATGCTTTTGTTTATAATCCTTTACTGCTGCTTTAATCGCATCTTCTGCCAGTATGCTACAATGTATTTTGACCGGAGGTAGGGCGAGTTCTTCTGCAATCGCAGAATTCTTAATGCTTCCTGCTTCGTCAAGAGTCTTACCTTTGAGCCATTCTGTAACAAGAGAGCTAGACGCAATTGCCGACCCGCATCCGTAAGTTTTGAATTTAGCATCCTCGATTATCCCATCGTCGTTGACTTTAATTTGCAGTTTCATTACATCGCCACAGGCAGGTGCTCCCACCATGCCCGTGCCTACATTAGTATCAGACTTATCAAAACTACCGACATTGCGAGGGTTCTCGTAATGATCGATTACTTTATCTGAATATGCCATATTACTTCTTTGCAATCATTGATTGAATCTTTTCTTGAATAATCTTAGCCCAAAACGGCTGAGGAAAATTCCAACCTATGAATGCTCCAATTGCTACCCAAAATAGTGTATCTAACATATATTACGCTCCTTGTAGTCTAATGTCAACTGTTCGCCAGTTGATGATGCGCCAAATATTGTTTAAGTATTTGGCTTTGTCCTGTTGGTAATCGAGAGACCAAGCATGTTCCCAAGCATCTACCAATAGGGCAATTTTCATACCTTTACGGTATTCATGATTATGGATTGTGTGCAGTTTACCGTCATAATCCATATAGATCCAATTTGAACCCTGTGCTGCCATAAACTCTTTTTCAAATGCTTCTTTAAATTTGTCAAAGGATCCGTGAGCAGAATCTATTACAGATTTACTGAGCCCCTCGGGTCTGTTGGCTGCTTGCGGCGGGATTAAATTGGCAAAGAATATATTATGTAACATTGCGCCGCCATAATTAAAATCAGCGTCACCTTCGCCTGTATTGTAACGTTCAAAATATTTAGAAGCAAGTCCGTCAAAATGATACTTTACAGTTGCTTCACTCATTACCGGATCTAGCTCGTCTTTTCCAAACGTAAGTTTATCCTGCTTAATTTCACGTTTATCTGCAGATTCAGTCAAAGATTTAATAAAATGTAGTGTCATGGCAATATTTAGTGTAAATAAAACTCATAAGGAGATTTCGATATGATCGGATTTATTAAAAAACTATTTGGCTCTAAGCCAGCGGAAGTTGTAGCAGAGGTGCCGTACAAGGTAGAAGCACCGGTAGTAGAAGCAGCACCTACTCCAACGGCGCAAGCAGCCTCTGAAGCAGTTGTTAAAAGCATTGCTCCAAAAGCCCCTGCAAAAAAGACAGCACCAAAAAAAGCTGCTCCTAAAAAACAACCTGCCCCAGCTAAGAAATCAAAGCCCAAGGCTTAATGCCTGTTGATATAGTGCGAAGCTGGCTAAGTTTTTAGCCTTGCTTTCGCACATAATATCAAAGTTGTTTCGAAAACTCAAAGCCCATTCATTCACTGCTGTATTCCAGTAGAAGTTTGAGTGTGCTCTGAGTTTTTGTTTTTTGTAGCCGTCAAGTAACAATTGAGGCATATCAGGAAATACAGTTTCTGGATGATTAACTAGGATGTCTTCGCGAGATACACTGTAATGCATAGTAGGGCGAACACCGCGCCAACTGTCTAAAACTCGTTTGACACGGTCATCTCTAGGTGTAATGTACTCTCCCTCACGTACCCAATGATGATGTATGTCGAGCACAATAGGAACAATATCTGATATAGAGAGGCAGTCATCCAATCCCCAGGCATTTTCTTCGTTTTCGATTGTAATACAGTTACGTGCCTCGGGACTCAGGCGAGGTAAAACAGCACGTATTCCATCGGGGCCTCGTCTACCTGCGATATGAACGTTGATTTTAAAGTCTTGAAACGTTCTACCAAATCCCATCCATCTAGCCATGTCCGCATGATATTCAAATTCCTCTATTGAACGATTTACAATATCGTCTGACTCAGATGCCAGAACAGTAAACTGACCAGGATGGAAACTGAGGCGAACATTATTCTCACGAGCCACATCTCCGACTCGTTTAAACTCTCTTTCACAATATGCCCGTACCACGGGATCCCGCCAATACCTGCCCCAAACTGACTGAGTGTAGACAGGAAGGATATCGCTACCAAGTCGTACCATTCTAAGATTTTCATCGAGTGTCCCTACCTTTTCAACAAGTTTACGAACACTTTCAATGTTACCTACCATTAGGTCCCAGAGCTTTTGTTCTGCAACTTCTTTCGTTTGTCTATTTAACCAGGCAACGGTAGTACTGCCAGTATTATACTGTTTACAGTCATCTTTTTGTTTAACCCCGTTAATTTGGCTGGGGCCGTCGATCCATTTACAAGCAAAGCCGATACGTTTAACCATTAGATAATCCCGAAATAAGAAGTTCACGTTCTGTCATATAGGCCACAGGTTGGATCCAACCACGATCAATACATTCGGATAATATCAATCCGTACTCACGTGGGCATTGTTTTGAAATTTCAAACCCTGCTCTACCACAGGTTGTAAATTTGTCAACGATACGAAATCGTGAATCGTCTTGTTTGATTGTACGGATCTGACTGTGATGAGTAGTAATTTGCATACTACTAGTATAACATCTTTATCGCCAGTTGTCAATAACAAAAGGGTCTTGAACTTCATGCGGATTTGGGTCTCCGTGGAACACAGCAATACAACATTCTTTTGGAATAATAGGATTGCGTATGGATTTGAATTTTATCTTTCCGTTGCCTCGATCAAGTTCATTCCTATCACGTAGTTCCCATTTGTAGCTCATGATGTATTCTTCTGGCCAGAATTTAATTCTAGTCCTTGCCACGTTCCATATCCAATCTTGATCACCGTGTAGTTTTTGAGCTTTCCGCGGATCAGTTTGAAATACAGTCCAAATGTCAGGATGATATCCTTTCTCCCAACTTAGTACAGAACTGTTGAGCATATTCCAATTGGCATGAAATTTTCTATTAAAATCTTTAATGCCGTAAAAATCAAAAGTTGTACAATTTTGAACTAACTTGTCGAGACTGTTACAGACTATAACATCTAAGTCGAGGTATAATATTCTTCCAGTTAACGGAAGGTTCGGATCAAACATATGAACCTTATGCCACCAACCTTTTGCATAACCTTCATTGGGCTGAACAACAAGTCTAACTCCATCGATAGGACTAGGATCGTCGGTAAGGCAAACAAATTCGTAAGGTAATGTCATATGTCGACTGACCATATTTCTTAGTCGTTCGACATAATCCTTGCCATACTTGGTGCCAAAACGGACACATAAAACTGTTACCAATGTCGTATTACTCCTGCAACTATAAAAAGATTTGTAATGATGTAGGTTAGAACAATGAAGGTACGAACAAGTGCTACAGTATCAGCTTCGCTGTCTGTAGCACCTGCTTTTTCTCCTAGGGCTTTAGCCCAGAGTCGCCATACCCGTTTCATTAGCCCTCATAAACTGCCGAATTAGCATTGTGTTCAAACACTTCTACTGAACGCAATTTAACGCCAGTGCCCACCGGATACCGGCACTCAAATGTTTTACCATTTTCTATTGTGTAAGATTCGCCACGTTGGAAAGTTTCTAGAATGTCTTTCATTTTCATAAAAGCCGCTTCACTGAACTTTTCACAACCTACAGCTTCTACGATACGGATGTCACACACTCCGCCAACATCGTTGAGCCCTAAAGACGCAAGTGCTTGGAACTTTTCTAAATGTGGGTCATCATGTGCAATTACCAAAGTGTGATCGAACATATATTCACTCCACTCTTTAAATGCCTTGAGTCCGCCGAAGTCCATGACCCAATTGCGATCATCTAGTGTTTCTGATTCGAAGATTAGTTTGATACCGATTGAGTATCCGTGTAGTAACGAGCAATGTGAATGAGTACTTCTCCACTGTCTAAAACAGCATGAAAGTCCGCGGTCGTTACCGTATGTTTTTGTTGATAGATATTTTGCCATTGTTATGTTCTCCTGTTAACAATGACACGCAGAGTTTATATTGCGGGATGAGCGTCTAAGTCCGCATAGTATAAGTATACAGCGTTCTATTTATAAGTCAACCGGTATCGGCTCAAATTTTATATTTTTGTAATACCACTCATCTGGAATTTTCCAATCTGCTTTATTCACGATTGTAAAATTAATATCTGGGAAGCATTCAAATAATTTACCAAGTTGATACACCCAATAAGAATAATCTATAGCATGTGAATCTCTAGATGCATAATTTTTAGTGTCTTTGTAAACATTGTTAACCTGTGGTATCGGCAATGTTCTTACAGTCATGCTATTGTCGTTGCGATAGGTTGTAATACCGTATAAGTCAAATCCCAATAATGTAATGTCCGTTGCCATCTGAGCAGCGAGCAATACAGCGTAAGGACCACTACCCCAATGCTTTGGATCGTCTACACGATCAGTTCCATGATACGGCAGTTCTGGTAGTAGGCAGAGATTAAATTCCTCCGCCCAATCTTTTCTGGTGTAGATATTTTTTATCTTTTTTTCAACTGCTTCTTTAACAGTTCTTTTGTCTGCACAGACAAGGTAATCAACAGCGATGTCTCTGTGGACAGCATTGCACCCTATTATAATGTCGTGAGTAAATGAATTAAGATTTAGAGAAGAACGGCTTTCACCGTTTCCGAGAACAAGGGCAGACATGCCCATTTTTATTGCCTGTCTTTTATTTCACCAAAAGCAAACCAATTGCCTGGACTTCCGGCACCCACGCAAACCCAACCTACAAACTTTCCTACAGTAGGATGTGAATTCCAGCAGATGTCTCCAGCTTTGTATATGCCTTCTGTTGGCACTTCCGAAGCATACATCTGTAATTGATTGTTTAGTCGAACAGGACCAGTAACGTGCAGGTCTACATTTGGATCAATGTTCTTTACCCCAATTCCTAATTTTCCTAATATAGAAACTGATTTTCCTGCGTTGCCTATTAGTATATTGCCTGATGCGCCAATACTGATACGTGTAGTATTGTCAGTAACAATATTAAAATCAACGGCACCGTATGTACCAACAAGACCGCTCATGTCGTCGTCAGTACCCATCATAACTTCAATGCCCATTTCAGCTACACTGAAAGCGGCATGCGGATCTTCAATACCTAAACCTAAGCGATCAATTGTAGAATTGTAGCATAGATATTGATTAATTCTAATATCGCCGTCGACTATGAGTCCGTTTAAACGACCTACTTCGCGAAGATTACTTTTAACAACGGTTGGGCCTAGTTCGTCGTCGCCTAAAACTTTAACTCCGTTGATGCTTAAAAATCTTCCTTGGTTGATATCTATAGATTCTGATGAAAAGAATCTATCAGGACCTGGATTGAATACAAACTGTTTGTTATAATCCTTACCAGTCCAAACTAAGCCTTTGCTGGAAATATCACCAGTGAATGTAATAGAAGAACTTTTTTCAACTTTAATGTCTGATATAATTTCTTTTACATTGATAGTATCTACTATAATGGTTTTCGCAACAACAGTATCTTCAACAGTTAAATTTCCTTTTACAATATCTGCCCTTAGAGCTTTTATTGATACAGATTCATTGTTTACTACCATCTGCTCTGATGTTGCATGATCTGTAATTCCGCGACTGCTGAACTGATTGATAGTTCCGCCGCTAACTAAGTCACCGCTAATAGAGTGCTTGGGCAAACTTTCAATTATAGATAATGGGTTAGATGTGGCAAAATCGTCGCTGTAAAGTGCGTCTGATAGTGCCGCTAGTGCTTGATCAATATTTTGTTTGTTCATAGTAATGTATTTATCCGCCAAATAAAAAGCGAGCCGGAGCCCGCTTTTTAGGGTCTACATTACTATTTACTGTACTTTAAGAATAACAATCTCTTCGTTAATACGTCCGTTGAGCTTGATATCCACAGCCTTGATGTCGTCTAAGAACTTGCGTAATGCTACTTTACCGGCCGATTTAAACTCTTTAAGTTGTTCTTCGGGCTTACGCAGAGTCTTTTGTACGCTCTTAAATTCGTTGTAACCAGTAATACTTGTACCTTTTACGCTGAGTTCTTTGAACTCGTCAGCAACATATTTTCCAAGTTTACGTGACTTTGTGTTGTACACCCAAAGCTCTTGAGCACCGATAATATCAGTAGGGTTAATTGATACCAATTTAAGTGGCTCGTTAGTTTTAGCATATTTGAGCTTGGCAACAATCTTTTCTTTTGGTTGAGATTTTTTAGCACGTGGTGCACGATTAACTTTAGCTTCTTGTGCTAACATATCACAGGCACTGACTATTTCTTGATAAAACGCTGTGATTTTTTTAATCTGCGCTTTAGACAAATGACTGTACCCTTCTTTAAGTTGCTCATCTTTGCCTTCAGCAACTTCAAGATATTCATTGTATTGACGAATGTACAATTCTTTGATAATACGGGCATGAGCAGCTTTGGCTTCCCTGCCACGTAAAAGATTCATAACTTTAAATGCTTTTGGATCAAATGCTTCTGGATCTGCAGAAAATGCTTCAAGTGCATCTTCAATTTCCTCAGTCATTTTATAACTAGCTTCGCGGACACGTTCTTGAATGCTAGGAACATATACTGCGGGTTTATCTGCATCTACTTCAACAGCATCATCATCAACGTCATTTTTACCATCATTGATAACTTCAACAATACGTTTACGTAACCATTCTGCACTATCACGGCCGTCATTAAAATCATCTCGCTTTGCCGGCATGCCTTTAAGCAAACAGGCAGCAATAGCACCCATTGTGGTTCCACAACGATTGTCTTTGGTTTTCTTAAAAGCTGCAATATCTTCTTTGGAGCAACCAACGGAGCTCATCCAGTTGATAACTTTTGGTTTTAATTCTTTATTCGAACTTTCCAAACGATACCAAGTCATTGATGTATGGAAATGACGCAGAAATTTATTTGTATCCCAAGATTCGCAGCCAGCCCAATTAGGAGAATGATCACGTCCTTTAGCTGAACGTGCTTCTGCCAAATGTTTTGCTTTGCTTTTTACTGCTGCCATTGTATGCTCCTGAATAGTGTTAAACAATACTTATATTATAACACCAATTTCGATCATTGTCAAGTGGGAGTATTTTGGAATCGTTTGATAACAACACTGTCGCCGTCGTCGTTTTCTTGATAAACAACGGCTGCAGGCCAACCTTCTTCTAGGCTTTTTTTGGCTAATTCAAAAGCTTCTTTTTGGCTAGCGGTTGTATCTATTAATTCTTGATGTCCAACTTCATCCTCTACCCAAACCTCGTATAGCATGTAGCTCATTCTTCGTCGTCCCACTCCACGGCTAGCCAGCCCAGTGCTTTAAGGTCGTTGGAAATTTCTTCTGTAACAGTACCTTCTGGAACATAACCTTTAGTACCATCTGCATCGCCGTTGCCTAAGCCTTCGCCCATGCCGGAGCAGTACCAATCGATGTAGTCGCCCTTTTCCAACATGTCTGCCACAATGCCACCAGCATGTCTCCAGCTGGCACTCCAACGTTGATTCTTTAGAATAGGTAAGACATCCAGTTTGATAAACTGCATATTGCACATGGCTGCATATAGATTTTGTGCATAAGTCTCGGAGTTTCGAGCTTTGGTGCAAATCCATTCACAACTACGTAGGTCGTACTCCATATTATCTTTCTGCCAATCTGTATTTAAAAGATTTTCTGCATCCTGTTCTTTGGCTGATTTCCAAAAGTTTTCATAGTATTCTGGAATTTCTTTTCCGTCTTCGATGGCACGTTCCTTTGCCATTTCCAGCTGAAAGGAATGTCGTTGAGGACTGCTTGATGCTTTGGTCATACTTCTTTATCTGATTCTGTTATAGGAAACGCTTTAATAATTCGATCTAAGGATTCAACCGGATCCCACTCTTTGCAATACTTTTTACGATTGGCACGACCTTCTTTAGAATCCGGATCATAATCAATCCATGAAAACTCTGTACCTTCGCATTCTGGACAGTGATCGTTATAGTCATCGTCTGTGATGCGATCACTTCCTTTGCCAATCCAACCACACTCTTTATTATCGCAGATTACATCTACAGGTTCTGGCGGTTGGTTAACCCACGAGCTTGTATCCCAATTATAACCGCTCCAAGTGTCAACACCTGATTGTGGTTTAAACTGTCCGTGTTCCCATTCCCCAAACTCTGTACCGTTCCAATATAGTGTACCATAGGTAGTACCAAAACTGCGCCATACCGCACTATACCAACCTTCTATTGTAGGTTTAACTTTTGCAAACTTAAATTTAGGGGTTGACTCCCAAGTACTTGGACTAGTACCAATTGGAGGATGGCCCCAATCTTTTTCTTCTGGACTATAAGTTTCCCATGAATTGCTGTCTTTTACAAGATACATTCCAAAGTCCGAACTCTTACCATCTGTGCTACCACCAAAGTTATCAATGTCTTCGCCATCATATACAACACCGTTAACTAGTTCTTCACCGTCAATTTCATCGTAATGCAGTTCTAATTTTTCAATGTCAAATGGTTGTGTAAGTTCGATCTCACCTTCGAAGAATGTGCCCTTTTCATTGCTAGTGCCAATGAACACCACAGTGCCGGCAGGCTTACTACCAACCCATGCTTCATCATTACAACTCCATACTGGGCTGTCTTCACTGGCACCATCGCAATCTTCTAAGGACTTTTCAAATATTACATTGCCGTTTTCATCTTCAATTTGTAGTGTGCCAGCGTTACGACTAACACCGTTAGTATGCGCCATGTCATCACACTCGTACCAAGATCCCGGCGGAAAAGGCATCATATCTACATCGAGACCCATCTCTTCAACAGTATCTTCATCGCCCCACGCAATCTCTGATAAGTCAACTTGATTATCGTTACAGTAGTCCCAAATTGCTTTGTCAACAGTTCCCATAACTTTCTCACCACCGTAGCCCCACATACTAATTTTATAGGTACGTGGTGTGAACTTAAGAACTTCGATAAGTTTTTGTTGTTCTGCTAGATGCTGTGCAGCTAATTCTTCAGCAGTTGGTTCCGGAGCATCACTTGGTGCAAACGGCCATGAGCCTTTAGGGTTAGCAGTTGTCATACACAATCTCCTTCTCTTGCTAGTTTTGTTGTTGCCTGATTTTTCGGATCTGTCTTTGCTTTAAATTCTTTAACATCTTTTACTGCGGATTTTAAAGTTTCAGAATAATTAATTGCTGACTGTTCATTCATTGTAAGAATTGTTTCGTGTTGCAGATATCCTTTAGACAGCAAGGACCAAATTTGTTTGAACCGATTCATCGACCACCATGGTGATTTAACAGTAGCGTATATAGTTACTGAAATACCAGTATCGTCAGCTTCGACCCACAGGTTGTGTTCGTGATCGGGTTGCCCACAATCACAGACGACCTGATACATTTTAGCATCACCCCAATCGTTTTTCTTGAGGATACCTTCTGCGGGAATTTGTGGTTTCATTGGATCACCGGCTTGTCAAAAGTTTTAACCTGTGTACGACTTGCTGAAATCATGTCAACCATCTTGTTGTACTCTTCTTCATCCAAAGAAGAACGATAAAGACTAAGTGCCTGTGTCATCATAATGGCAGCAACCTCCATAGCACCGTATTCGATAGCCATATGGTCGGTAAATTCTAGATACTGACTATACAGTCTCTGGAGTTTTGTGTCCGTTATCATCTATTTTCCTTAATTCTTTATATTCTTTTTTAAGCCAGTATTTGTGTATGTTCCAGTATTGATTAATTGTAGCAGGGTTTTCGTGATAAGTCAATCGCTCTTCGCAATTTTCTCTCCAAATTTCCTCTACCCAAAGTCTAAAAGATTTCATGTCCAAAGACTTTGTCTAATTTTGATAAGACGAATCATCATAGCTTCATCTTCTGCTTCATAAGCCGCTTCAATCTTTTGTAGTAGCTTGTGAGCTTTGTCGCTGGCTTTTTTAAGTACAGGATCTTTATCTCCACTGAAACTTAGTTTACCACCGTTAGCAATGCGACTTGCTTCACAGGCCGCAGTCCAGCCACTTGCATCATATGGATCAGGGCGATTACGATAGGTAACAGTCCACCAAGTGTAAAGCTCAATAATTTCTTTGGCGCTTTTGGCTTGATATGTAGGTTCGCCAAAACCTTTGCTACCTGGTTCAGCACCCATATCTTCACCAACAACAAGTTCACTGGCCCATTTGAGGTATTGCATACCTGCTTCTGGACAGCGCCATGTTCTCCAACGTAGCCAACCTTTGCGCCACCAAGGAGTTTCAAATTCAGTCTTGGCTTCGTCACTCCACATGCAGTGATGCCACGCTTGTTCTATTTCAACAAAATCAACAAGCTCATTGAACATGCAAGGAAGAAAGCGATTGCCAACATCACTCCAAGCACCAGGTTTGATGTCTCGAGGATGTGCGGTAAGAGCATGACTGTTAGAAACCCAGCGATTATTAATGTAATAGCGTATGTCATTAAGTTTGTCCGGAATGTAATAAACAAATTT